CTTCATATCTTCTAAATACACCATAGAAAGAAGTTCCAGATGGCATAGCATCAACAGTTGTTCCAGTGTATCCGTCGATTGAATCTTGACCACAAGTAACACAAGTAGGACAAGAAAGGTCAACTTCTAAATATATACATCCGTCAGGAGTACAAATATCATAGAAAGAACCACCATTACCATCAACTGGCCATGTTGTATTTGTAGTATCGCCGTATTGAACGATTCCTTTGCCATATTTTTGAGTAACAACTCTAAATAATAATGGAATATAGTTACCAACTGAATCTTGGAATGGGCTACAAGTTGATTCAGTATTTACATCAATATCACTTGTTCCTAAAATTTTAAGGTCAGAAAGGAATGTTTCAGAATCCATTTCATTTCCATCAGGTCCGATTAATTTACCAGCACCAGTAGATGCAAATCCACACATTCTTAATAATACTTTTCTGTAGTTTCCAGCAGGATAAACAACTGGATCTAAACCACCATTTACCCAACCAACAGTCTCAATACGTTAGCGTTAGGTGCTGTAAGTGCTCCAGGATAACCTTGTCCAGGAACATTGTATGGACCAAGAGCGCCACCATTTACTGCCTCTGGAGAACCAATTGGTGGATAATGAGTGTTTCCAGCTTCATTTGGGTTATATCCTTGGATTCTAGGTACAAAGTAAAACAATTTACCAATAGGTAAATTCATTGCTTGTACAGAAACGATGTCGTTAGCCAATAATTTAGAGAATACTCTTCTTACAATTGGAAATACAACTGTTTCAAATGCACCATTTGATCCTTCAGATGTTGCTTCATTGATTAGGTGAGATGCTTGGTTTTCATATAACTGTGCAACGTTTTCTTTTAAGTGTCCTCTTAGACCCTCTAGGAACCCTAATCTGTCCCATTTGTTAATTGTATCTTCTTTGATAACTTTAAGGTGCTTAAGACCGATGTTACCAACAAGACCTGATTCTAATAATGCTCCCATTTTTATTTGTTTTTTTAGCTTTATTTTTTATTTATGTATATTATAAATATACTGTACTTTTAAAAAGTTTATTTTATTTTTGCCATTAAGTCTTTCATTCTTAAAAATTGTGGGTTTTCGTAAGTTTTTGACTCAATCAAATTAACCGCAGAACCTGTCTCTGGTGTTCTAGAAACTGTTCTTTGGATTGATTCAGTTATTGTACTTTCACCACCAACTTTTTCATTTCCAATTTCGTCTTTAATAGCTCTATAAAGATTTTTAGATTCTTTTAAAGTTTCAACGTTATCAAATCTTTTAAGAATATTAATCTTTTCTTGTTTTGTTGTTGAATGTTCAGTAAACAATCTAGTAGCGTAAGCTAAATTTGAGTTAAATACTGCAACTTCATTTAATTTTGTTCTAAATAAATCAAGTGCTCTTCTATACTCTTCATTTTTTTCTCTTAATTGTTCAACCTCTTCATTCATTCTACCTTTTTTAATGTTGATATTAGCACTAGAATGTGCTCTTGGTTTTGGTAAACCACCTTCTCTAAATCTATCACCATTACCTCTTGTTCTAGCGGCTTCTTTGGTTTCTATTTTTTTCTTCATAGAAGGTTTTTTATCAAATCCATCAACATTAACTTCTTCTTTGTATTCAAATTTTGCTTTACCAGTGCCCATAGTTTTGTTGACTTTTTTCTTAACAGTTTTAAAGCCACCATCCATATTTGGTTTTTTACTCATTTTATACTTAGAAGCGGAACCCATACCCATACCTTTAGCTTTAAATCCTTTTTTAGATTCGTGCATCCAACGAGCTTCAGCCATTTCTTTTTCAAGTTCTGGTTTTAAAGTAATTGAACTTGCGTGAGGATCTTCATCTTCATCAAATTCTAAGTATTCAGAATCTGAATCATCTAAATCAAACTCATCTGAATCCGCATCTTCAGCAAAACTAAATTTTGATGTTTGTTCACCTTTTGGTAAATCATCAAGTTCTAATTCGTAAATTTGTTCTTCACCTAATTCACTAAAATCATCATCCATATCACGCATATGTTTTGGTTTAATAGTAAAAGAATCATCTTCATCCTCATCATAATCAGAAAGAGGTGTATTCCAACGAGCTTTAGCCATAAAATCATCACCTTCTAATTCATCATCAAATGAAAAATCAAAGTCATCTTCTTCATCATCAAATGAAAAATCATCTTCATCTTCAAATGAAAAATCATCTTCATCTTCACTATGGTGAAAATCATATAAATCATATTCAGACTTACCAAACTCTTTAAGTTCAGAATCATCCATCATAGATTCACTTAATTGAATGATATATTCTGTGTCGTTTTCGTTATCTGATAAATGTATCATATTATCGTCTCTTTTTACGACAACACCATCATTATCGCCCATAGCTCTAAATACTCTTAATACTTCAGCATCAGAAGCTCCGGTCATATCAATTGTGTCATCATCAGAAGGCATTACTGTCTGACCCATCATTTCATCATCACCCATAGTATCTATGGCATATTCATCGTCATCAGTGTCTTCTTCATTATCAGTATCAGTGTCCTCAATGTCCACGTCAACCTCTTCTTCATCTTCATCATCAACCTCATCTTGTTCTTTAAGAGATTCTTTTACTAATGAACTGATTTCTTCCTTCATTGTTGAAGAAAGTATTCCTTGTGCATTTTTTTGTAAAGACTCTTCCAAATTCTTAATCTGGAATAATGCGTCTTCTACTTCTTGTTGTTTTCTTGCCATTTTAATTTTTTGACTTTATTCATATAAATACATCATTTTTTAAAAAAGTTTGATTTTTAAAAATTAAAGACAAAAAAAAATGGAAAAGACTATTGTCATTTCCATTTATTATTTTTATATTTTTTCTTTTTTATTCTATAACCTCATCTATTTTACTTTCGGTTATTGAAGTAATCCTCCAGTCCATTGTATAGTTTTCATATACTTTAGTAACTTTAGCTTCAATGTCTGTCGGTGTATATCCTAAAACTAATTTTTCTTCTTTTACTTTTTTTACTCTTCCAGATTCACTATCCAATAAATCTGATGTAATCTTTGCTACAAAATATTTTTCTCCTTGTTCCATAATTTTTTATTTTCCCAAATAATCGGATAATCTTTTCATTAAGTCAAGAGATTTGTTGCCGGCTTCACCAATATTTCTTTCAATAGCCATTCTTTTGTCTTCTTCTAAATTTTCATCAAACTTATGTCTATCATTTTTATCTAAAAATAGATAAGCACCGGGCGTTGATGGTGAAGATACTAAGTCAAAACAAATTAATTCAAAATCATCTTGTACCTCATTTTGTTCTCCAACTTTTTTAAGTGAACCAACCCCACGAGAAGAAATACCAAGTGTGACACCTTGTCTAAGATAGTTTGCAGCTAAATCACCTTTTGTAGAACAAATACCTCTTTCGTGAAATCCAGGACTTGTTAGTAGTTTAAGTTTTCCTAATAAAACCGGACCGTCCCACCAAACATCAGTTATAATATGAGATGCACGATCTAAATCAATTAATGAAGATTCTGGATGATTTAACTCGGATAGTGCAGTTCCTTTCTCAATCATTTTTTTATAATTTTCAGCTTCTCTTTTTAATATCTTTTCTGGATATACTCTACCATTTCTATTTGGTGTATCGTATTTTTGTAATACGGCATAAAATTCAAATGGTTTAGAATGGTCCAAAAAGTTTTGAGATTCCATTATATAATGGTTGTTAGTACTCTTTGGGTTAATATAACCAGCATCGTATTCAATAAGAATTCCTTTACCGATTTCGTTTGGTCCTAATATTTTCATTTTAAAAGTTTTATAATAAATATTAAACTTTTTCGGTTTTTACTTTAATTGGTTTTGAATTACCGTTTTTAGTTAAATAAAATTTAAAAATTTCATTTCCAATAAAGACATCATTGTATATTTCTTTTACTAAATTTTTTAATGATTTTTTTAATTTTGTTGATTTAAAATCTATTTCTTGATTTAAAAATAAATTTATTTCTAAATTCATAAAAGATTTCTTTTTTAATTGTAGACCACTTGTTCTTAAATCTAAATCTACAATAAATTTATTATCAAATAAATTTTTATCTAAATTATCATAAACTGAATGTTTTATAGATCTACTTGTATTTAATACAATTCTATTCCAGTTTTCACTATCGATTTTTGGTTCTACCCAGGTTTGTATGTTTAAGTAAAGTGATTTAAATTCTTTAGAATCTACAGTCCCATAAGAAATTTTTGAAGTTCTGAATCCTGTAATTTTTGCGGTTTTCCCCTTTTTCATAATTTTTTTTCATATC